AACTGTGGCGGTTTAGTGTTTGAAGAAACACTCAACGAGAATCTTAAAAAATGGTTCAAGGACAAATGGGTAAGAGTTGGGCCAAAAGGAAAAATTAGAGGTGCCTGCGGTGGTAAGAGCAAAGGCGAGGGCAAGCCAAAATGTTTACCAGCCAAGAAAGCATATGCACTAGGTAAAAAAGGCCGTGCAAGTGCGGCCAAGAGGAAGAGAAGAAAAGATCCAAATCCCAACAGGCGTGGTAAGGCAATAAACGTCAAAACCAAAAAGAAAAAATAATTTGCATTCCAGACAGATCTGTTATATACTCGTTGGATAACAACAGGAGAAACAAATGGCAGTAAGAAACTTCAATGACGCGGAGAAGCAAAAGCTAATTCAAATCATATCACAGGGTTCACAGGTACTAGGCGAAGTGGATGACCTCAAGGGTGGATTGAGAGATACGGTTAAAGCAATCTCAGAAGAGCTTGAGCTCAAACCCGCTCTAATCAACAAGGCAATTTCAATAGCACACAAGGACAACTACAAAAATCTAACTGACGACCTAGACACACTAGAGTCTATATTAGTAGCCGCAGGCAAGTTATAGTGTACAAGTTAATCAAGGACTTTTGGTTAACAAGTTACAGGACAGACAAAACTGCTTTCTACTATGAACTGGTTTCGGTAGTATTCACAATAGTCGGATCTTGTATCTTGACTTTTACCTCGCCAGAGCCTAAAATGGCATTAGTGTTTCCGATATATCTTATCGGATCAATAACACTTGCGATAGGTTCTTACAGGAGGAGAATAATCTGGACCACAGTACTGGCAAGTTGGTTTACGATAATGAATGTCATAGGAAACATCAAAGTATTTTTTTAGTAGTATGAAATTATTAATAATTGGTGATAGTTTTTCTCACAACAACAATGGATGGCCTTCTATGTTGGGTGTTGATTTTAAAAATTGCAGTGAGAACGGGGTGGGAGAATACAAAGTGTTAAAACAAATACACAATGCTGACTCTTATGATAAAATTTTAGTAAATCATACATCTCCATGGAGAGTACACACACCAAATCATCCTGTACATAAACACAGCAATGACAGGCAACACAACGATTTCATGTTGACTGATGTGGAATATCATAGTAAAGTAAACAAGCAGATGAAAATTGTCAATCAATATCTAAAAAAATATTATGATCCAACATATCAATTGGACATATACAATTTGATAGTAGATAAACTGTTATCTTTAAAAAATGCAATTCATATAACATTCCATGATCCTGAGGATACTGCTAAAATTAACAACAACTATAATGAATTATGGAAAACTCATCCTGGAAATATCAATCATATGTCTCCGATAGGGAACGAAGTAGTTGCAGACAAAATTAAAAAATTATTATGAGTTACATAGACGCACTATACAAAAGAGACGAAGACAAAATTTACGTTGTAGAACGTGATCCTAAAAAGGGTCGTGTGTTCGTGGAGTATGATGCACGTTACGTTTTCTACTACGAGGACGCAAGGGGTAAGCACAGAAGTATGACTGGTGCACCTCTACAACGAGTACAGTGTGCAACGCAGAAAGAATTCATAAAAGAACAGAGGATAAGATCCAACAAGCAATTATACGAACAGGATATAAATCCTGTGTTCAGATGCCTTGAAGAGAACTACCTGGGCAAGGAAACTCCAAAACTGAACACAATGTTCTTTGATATTGAAGTAGACTTTGATCCTGAAAGAGGTTATTCAACAACAGATGATCCGTTCATGCCCATAACTGCCATAAGTTGTTACATGAGCTGGACTGACCAATTGGTCACACTAGCAGTGCCACCAAAAACAATCAACATGCAGGAAGCAAAGGTGTTGACTGAGAGATTCCCCAATACAATGTTATTTGAGAAAGAGAAGGACATGTTAGATGCATTCCTGGAATTGGTGCAAGATGCAGACATACTATCAGGTTGGAACAGTGAAGGTTATGATATTCCGTACACGGTGGGAAGGATACAGAAAGTATTGAGTTCAGATGATACAAGAAGATTATGTTTTTGGGGTGAGAAACCCAAGAAGAGAGTATTTGAAAAATACGGCAGAGAACAGTTAAGTTTTGATCTAGTTGGTAGAGTGCATTTGGATCTGTTAGAATTATACAGGAAATACACATACGAGGAAAGACATAGTTTCAGACTAGATGCGATAGGTGAACATGAACTGGGCGAGAGAAAAACTGTGTACGAGGGATCGCTTGATGCACTTTACAAGAATGACTTCGGATTGTTCATAGAATACAACAGACAGGATACAGCACTACTGGCCAAACTTGAGAAGAAATTAAAGTTCATAGAACTTGCGAATGAGATAGCACACCAGAACACTGTACTACTACAAACCACAATGGGTGCAGTTGCGGTAACAGAACAAGCCATAGTAAACGAGACACACAGGCGTGGCATGATTGTCCCGGGCAGAAAGTACAAGAAAGATGGTGAAGAGAATCAACCGGCGGCGGGAGCCCACGTGGCAACCCCACAAAAAGGAATACATGACTGGATAGGCTCCGTTGATATCAACTCTCTGTATCCTAGTGTAATTAGGGCACTGAACATGGGACCAGAGACCATCATAGGACAGATAAGGCCAGTGATCACATCAGCGGAGATCAACAGGGCCAAACATGCCAAGAAATCATTTGCGGCGGCATGGGATAGTCAGTTTGGTAGTTGGGAGTATGTTGCAGTGATGAACAAGGAGAAAGGCACAGAAGTTGTAGTAGACTGGGAAGATGATACCAGTGTGAGGATGAGTGCGGCACAACTGTATGATTTAGTTTTTGAAGGCAACAACAAATGGATGTTGAGTGCAAATGGTACAATATTCACATACGAATACGAAGCAATTATTCCGGGCCTGCTGAAACGTTGGTATGAAGAGCGACAAGAGATGCAGAGAAAAATGCGTGAGTGTGGTGACAATGAGATTGAAAGAGAGTATTGGGATAAAAGGCAACTTGTAAAAAAGATTAATTTGAACAGTCTTTATGGTGCAATCTTAAATCCAGGTTGTAGATTCTTTGACATAAGGATCGGACAGAGTGTGACACTCACAGGTAGATGTATAACAAAACACATGGCAAGTAAAGTCAACGAGATCGTGACAGGCGAGTACGACCATAAAGGCGAGAGTATTGTGTACGGAGATACAGATTCCGTTTACTTCTCAGCATACAAGACATTACAGAAAGAAATCAAGGATGGACTAATACCATGGACAAAAGATTCAGTGGTAGGCTTGTACGATAAGATATCAGAAGAGGTCAACAGTTCATTCAAATCATTCATGACCAAAGCATTCCACACTCCAGCTACAAGGGGAGAAGTCATCGCGGCAGGTAGGGAACTTGTTGCATCCAAAGGATTGTTCATCACAAAGAAAAGATATGCTGTACTTTATTATGACAAGGAAGGTAAGAGAACAGATGTAGAAGGCAAGGCGGGCAAAATGAAAGCAATGGGATTAGATTTGAAAAGATCAGATACCCCTGTGTTCGTGCAAGACTTCTTGAGTGAGATATTGTACATGGTGCTTTCAGGTAAAGAAGAGAAAGAGGTGCTAGACAGGATCAGTGAATTCAGGGCAGATTTCAAGTCAAGACCGGGCTGGGAGAAGGGATCTCCCAAGAGAGCAAACAACATGACCAAGTACACAGCGGCGGAAGTGGCCAAAGGCAAAGCAAACATGCCAGGTCACGTAAGGGCAAGTATGAATTGGAACAGGTGCAGAGAGATGTACGGAGACAAATATTCCATGTTGATCACAGATGGTGCCAAGGTTATTGTGTGTAAACTAAAACAGAATCCGTTAGGATATACCAGTATCGCATATCCTGTTGACGAACTGCGTATTCCAGAGTGGTTCAAGGAACTGCCATTTGACGGTGACGCAATGGAAACAGGTATATTAGACCAGAAGATAGACAATCTTATAGGTGTATTAGACTGGGACGTACAGTCAACAGAGACCAGTAACACATTC